TTCTATTATGATACCATTGTCTAAAATAAAGTCAGGCGTGTACGTTCTGTAGCGTAAGTCTTCCCACTCTATCTTTAAACGTTCATACCTGACTTGGTTCTGTCTATCTCTTAGGTAGTCAGCAACTTCTTTCTCTAAGCCGCTGCGATACCTCCTAGGGTTACTCCTTCTTTTCTTTGGGCTTCTCAACCCACGCTTCGTTTTCTGGGGTGTTTGGGTCATCTGATATATAATGTCCTTTTTCGTTACGAGCACGAACCTTTTCTGTTCCTGGTTCTATTTCTTTTTCCTCTGTTAAAGACTTTTCTAGCTCTCTTGTCTTTACCTCCCCGACAAACTTAACACATTGTAACCAGTGCTCTAACATATTTACAGATACTAAATTCTGTTGGAGCATTTGCACTGTGTTCTTTTGAGAATCAGACATATCATCTGTTGAGTAAACAGTTTCGTTTATTGTTATTGTAGTCATTAATATTCACCTCTTAGTTTTGTGTAGTGTACGGTAGGTGGCTCTTTCTTGCCACTATATACCTTAGATGGTAGGCTCTTTAGTTCAGGCCAACATTTAAACTTATGGTTACAGAAGGTACAGGACTTGGGTAGCTTGTAGTTACCACTAGCCTTACCTCTATATACCTCTGGTTCGTCTGTAAAGCATCTCTCAAACGGTGCATTGCTATCAAGGTAGGTGTGTACATCCCTTATCTTTTGTAACACTCTATCCTTGTCTACCTCTGCTGCTGAGACATACTTGAAGCTACCGTTGTTTTTATTAACAACCCACCAGCCACCAACTTTTTTCTTAGCTGCTGCAGCGTAGCCTACAAGCTGTGGCACATAGCCGAAGGAGTCACCCTTCTCTAGCGTGTAGAAGTCAACAAACTTATTCTCATATGACCATGTACTAGCTGACTTGACATCATCTATCTTGCCATCCAACAGCATGTCATACTCACCAGAGACTTCATCCTTGTCGTTTAGTGACAGTGTTACCTTTTCATTGTCACCAAACTCTGTTCCAGATGCTCTAAGCAAACCTTTTAGTAGAGCCTCCACCATGTCACCAAATATCATATTGATTTTAAATGACGTAGGCAGAGGCTCCTGATGATCGGGATTGTTCTTCTCGAACCATAGCTGACACTTTGGACGCCCAACGTTGGACATCCTAAGTTTAAACTCTCGCTTTTGTTCAACAGAATTGAACTGTTTGTCGAGAGCAGCACCAATATCATCTTTGATTTTATCTATAACATCCTGAGACATCGTAGACTTGCCCTCAATGGAGCTTCTAAGATACTGATGTAGTGCTAGTTCAGCAGGGTGGTTCACTGGTCAAAATCCTCCACATCAACTATGTTGGTAACTATGTCTTGATCCTGTGATGATATTGTCTCTACATTATTCTCTGCCCATTTACTAATAACATAATCATTACTAGAGTCAATGTAGTCTAGAAAGTTTTGTAGTGTTTCATTATCACCGTCAGACAAGCCAACGAACTCACTAAGTGAAGCGTTAGTTACCATGTACGGATTGCCGTTAGGCAAGCTGCGTGATTCACCCAGTAGAGCTATGGTGTGTTCTGCAGGGTTAATCTTTTTCTTAATTAGTTTACCTATCATACCATCAATAAACTTCATGCTATCTCTGTTCTTAACATCCATAACAAAGTCAAACTCTTCTTCATGTCCTGTTACTGGATCGCCACCTTCATAAAAAGGATCTACTAATCTAGCTTTACCCATCATAACTTTGACACGGCTAACGCTACGTATGAAATCCTGTTGATCTTTTGGTAAGCCTTGGAAGTCTTTAATGTAGCCTGACGGTCTACCCAGGTTGAACGTGCCAAGTGTATCTTTCAAGTCAACGTTTAGTGAGTTGGACATGACTGACTTCTGCATAGTCTTGTTCTCGCTATCCCAACGTTGCCACTTTTGACGCTCTGCAAATAGTCTTACTTTTACTTCTCTGGCGTAGACTACATCATCTTCAGTTGTAATCTTAAATACAGGTGAGGAAGCTACCTTGCCATCAACAACTTCCTGTAAAATTGTGCCTGTAATCCTACCTAGACTAGACTGAGACTGCGTTGCAGGGCTTGAGAAACCCATAGCGTCCGTTAAGTTCATGTTGTCTACTTTAAGTGCTACTGCGTTATCCATAATTTTTACCTTTCATATGTAAAAAGTTTCAGAGTTAGAGTTATATCATTAAACGTCTTTTGTGTCAAGCCAATTATCTCCTATCTTTGATTCTAATAACAAAGGAACGTTTACTTTTATATTATATTCTTTTTGAATCATATCATTTAGATTAGAGTTAATCAAATTAATTGTACCTAACACATCATTTATTTCATCAGGGTGTGTGTCAATTACCATACTATCGTGGACACTGTTGACTAGACAAGACTGCATAGGCTCAAGCAAACGATCAAGCTCTATGAGTACAACAGGTACAACATCACCTGTAGCAAAGCCTTGAACAGGGTAGTTCTTAATCATGGTAAAGTGAGACACAGAGCCGTTCTCTCTACGATGCACGTCAGGAAAAGCGTACTGCCTACCACTGACATTAGTTATCTTACCCTCGTTAACTGCCTCGTCACCCAACCTGCTGTGCCACCTAGCTATACCTTTATACTTCTCTACGAACTGCTTATAGTATGCAGCTTCTGCCTTGCTTCTACCATATCCTGTAGCGCCAAAGAGAGGGGCGAAGGTGTGTGCCTTTGCTTCTTGTCTAGATGTAGGTTGCCCTGCATCACTGATAACCTTTGCCGTGTAGGAGTGTACGTCAAATCCTGTATCAATCTCCTGCATGGCTGTATTATCTTGTGCTAGGAACGCAGCCGTTCTAAACTCAAGTTGGGCAAAGTCGGACTCAATAATTTTGCCACCCTCCCACCGTGAGATGAACACACGTTTTATTGGGAAGGTTCCTCCTCTTGGCATGTTTTGCATGTTGGGATTTCGTCCAGAGAATCTACCTGTACTGGTGATATGCTGGGTAAGGTTGATGTGTAGTTTGCTACTTCTTTTACAGTTGGTGATAATGCCATCCACAAAGCTACTAAGATAACTGCTAATAGCACTAAGCCTCTTAACGTCTTGTAAAAATTCAATTGCTTTCTCCATATTGTTGTTTTTAGCTGTGGCTATAAGTGCATCCAGGTTTGACTTACCTACACCAAAGCCATTGGCACTGACCCACTTTTTACTTGGAGGAAAAAAACCAAGCCCTGCCATCTCATTTGTTTCTGTGAGTAGGAAACCCCTACCATCACAGTCCTTACATTTATTTGGTATCTTATATAGTGTACCATCCTTTCTTTTTTTATGTACTCTGCCATACCCACCACAGTTAGGACAAGTAGATGCTTTTGTTTTAAACAAAGGATCACTAACAGACATCACTATACTTTTAAACTTATCTTTACATGCTTTGTGTGATGCAAGTCTGTAATCACTACTGTCATCATAGTTAAAATAATTAATCCACTCTTTTTTATCTTTGGGTTTGCGACTAAAGATTACCCACGACATTTGTTCTGGGGAGTTAAGATTAATAGGTGTGCCACCCATCAGTTCTCTTGTTGTGGCTTGCAATCTATCAAGTATTTCGTTGCGCTCTCGCTCGAATTTATCACGGACGTTTTCGAGGGCATCTCTATCCACCCTGATTCCTGCCATTGACATCCTTGTGAGGACTTTGCAGGTTCTAAAGGTGACGCTTTTGACTGCTTGTAAAGAGGCAGAGTCAGGACTGTTGAAGTCTTCTTCAATTGCTTTGTACAACTCGCCAGTGGTAAGAAGATCAAGGTCAAGATAATGACTGAGTTCATCAAGTGGTATCTCATTGGTATTGTATCCTTTCTTGTAGTACGTCTTAAGTGTATCATCTTTCTGATACTGTAGCTCACGCCTGATAGCGCACTGCTCTAGACTAAGAGGTTGCTTCTGTCCACGTAAAAGTAAATACTCTGCAAGCATTGTGTCATATATGTCACCATCATACTTAAAGTCGTTAGCCCATAGCCAGGCTAGATCGTACTGTAGGTTGTGTCCTATCAGCAAAGTTGTATTGTCTAGCATCCTCTGTAATACACAGGAGTTAGACTTATGCTGTTCTGTTGCTTCTTTGTGGTCAAACGGTAGTAGTCTCTTCTCTCCTGTATCTAAGCACAACACACCCACCTCAGTAAGCGTATTGGCAGGTTCATATGGATCATTAAATATCTTACCATCTCGTAGAGTTATAGAGTTCTCTACATCTAAGACTCTCCTCATGCTGAGTACCTTGCTCTCTCTCCATCTAACTGACAGTGAACAACCCCATGCCATCCACCCTTTAGTTTATTCTTTGCTACGTTCAAGTGTCTCTGTGTGTCTGACTCAAACTCACCCTCTACTTGTGGATTCTTTGATATCAAAACCATCAGGTCACACTCAGCAGCTTTACCTGTCTTACTACCTTCAAGCATAGATTGATCTACATATATCTTACCCTCTGCCTCTGCTGATAGCTGAGACATCCAGATCACAGCACAGTCATACTGCTTGGCAATATTTCTAGCGTGTATCGCTGCATCCTTGAGGTATACATGAGAGTCTGCACCTGTCTTACTGGCAAACTTGTCACCCATATCAAGTACAACTACGTCTGGTTTGTGGTTCTTAACTACTGCCTCAACCCACACCATGTCCTTACCTGTGCTATCAACTATCTTAATGTTGTCATACACTGGTTTGTATCTTGTAGATGCTAAAGCGTAGTTAGCTTTGATCTCTTCCATAGGCATGTTAGATGCAGCACTAAGATACCTAGCACCAACACGAGTGTAGTCTTCTTCGTTACATAAGATGATACACTTAGCCCCTTGTCTAGCAAAGCCACGCTCAGATGCAATCAGAGAGGCATGAAAGGATGTTTTACCTGTGTTAGGTCTAGCACCCACCAAGACTAAATGTCCACCTGATATGCCCTCTACCTTACGCTGTAGTGACGGTATATTAAACTGCCACTTAGACTGTATCTCATTAGCTACCAATAGATTGTCAATAGATATGTCACCCCAATCAACTTTTAAGTTAGGCATGAAGTTATCTTGATAGTCAGTCAGTATATTACGCAGTGGCTCAAGTGTGTTCTTCTCACCATTAACGTAGTCGAAACCTAAGTTGGCTACCTCTTCACCTACTACCTGTTGAAACAGATTAGACATAACCTCTTGAGCTACCTCTTGGTTCATAGGTCTTTCTTGTCGCAGCTTATCAAACAATCTTTTGTACGAATCTTTGTTGGCTGTAGTGAGTGTCTCTCTAGTAAAGAACAAACCCTCTAACTCTGAGAAGTTTAGATCTTTATCGAACTGGTTCATAGCGTAGTCTATTGTTCTCTTTACCTTACGTACATCTTTTGTAAACAGTTTATCAGGCGTGTGTATACCTTTGTTACTGTCATAGAAATCTTTATCCATTAATGTTCTTAGTAAAGCTAGCTCTCCGTGTTCCATTCTATTACCCTTCCTGTGTTCCATCTATTAGCTTCTAGTTGTGCTTGTTCTTTAGTGTCAAAGATTAAAGGTGGGTCATCAAGTGTGAACATACTTTTACCTGTAGCATGAAAAAACTCACCAGTGTCTATCTCTATTTCTACTATGTATTTCATATCATCACCACATTGGATTCATCATACTAAATATTTCATACCAATCTAATCCTTCTACTGCTAACCACATCAGCACAGGCACTCCTAATATTAAAAACATACAGACTAAGAACGCCCAGCCTAATCCTTTTGTTGTACAATACTGTTCACTCATTTATCTAACTCCTCAATAAAGCTTTCCATGACGCAGGGTATAGTGTACCCAAGTCCATACTAATTGAGTTAGCTACCAAGCGTGACTCATACTGTGCATCATAATCCTGTCTAAGTTTACACATATCTGACCAAGCGTCAAGACTACCTGACCAGTACCACTCAGTCATGGTGCTTTGTGGCAACACCATACGTGCTTGCTCTGGTGCTACATCATTGCGTATTAATAAGTCATAAAACTTTAAGTGTTGCTCGTAGCAACCTGCTATACTTTTATGTATGTCGTACCTATCAACTTCAAACTGATCATATTCTTCCCATCTAGCATCCTCTAGTTCTGTAATTACTTCATCACTA